CAAGCTGCACACCGTTGATGAAGGCATTCGTTTCGATGCCAGTCTCGAGGCGATCCGCGGCGTCAAGCTGATCCAGGAAGGCGGGCGGTTGACCGCCGCCACCTCGTCGCAGATCTGCGATGGCGCGTCGGGCGTGATGATCGTCAACGAACGCGGGCTGAAGGCGCTGGGGGTCAAGCCGATGGCGCGGATCCATCACATGACGGTGGTCGGCGAGGACCCGGTGATCATGCTGGAGGCGCCGATCGGCGCGACCAAGCGCGCGCTGGAGCGTTCGGGGATGAAGCTTGATGATATCGACCTGTACGAAGTCAACGAAGCCTTTGCCTCGGTGCCGGGCGCTTGGCTCCAGGTGCTGGGGGCGGATCCAGCCCGGCTCAACGTCAATGGCGGGGCGATCGCGCTCGGCCACCCGCTGGGGGCATCGGGGACCAAGCTGATGACAACGCTGGTCCACGCGCTGCACGCCCGTGGCAAGCGCTGGGGCCTGCAGACGATGTGCGAAGGCGGTGGACTGGCCAATGTGACGATCATCGAAGCGCTTTGAATCTGCGCCTCTCGCCCTTTGCGCAAAGGGGAAAGGGGAAGAAAGGAAAACTATGAACTTCACCGAAATCGCCCTCGAAATCGATGGGCCCATCGCCACCATAACGCTCGATCGCGAGGCGAAGCTCAACGCCTTCACGACCCGGATGATGCACGAACTGATCACAGCGTTCGACATCACCGATGCTGACGACAATGTCCGCGCCGTTATTGTCACCGGGCGCGGCCGGGCGTTTTGCGCCGGCGCCGATCTCAGCGCCGGCGCTGCGACCTTCGACTATGAGAAACTGGGGGATGGCAAGCGCGCCGGGCCGGTACGGGATGATGGCAGCATCGATTACAGCCATGACGATGTTCGCGATGGTGGCGGCCGGCTGACGATGCGGATATTCAAGTCGCTGAAACCTGTCATCGCCGCAGTCAACGGCCCCGCGGTCGGCATCGGCGTGACGATGCAACTCGCCATGGACGTGCGCATGGCGTCGGACAAAGCGCGGTTCGGCTTTGTCTTTGCCCGGCGCGGCATCGTTCCCGAAGCGGGGTCGAGCTGGTTCCTCTCGAAACTCGTTGGCCTGCCGCAGGCGCTCGAATGGTGCATGACCGGCCGGGTGTTCGGCGCCGACGAAGCGTTGGCCGGCAAATTGGTGCGGTCGGTGCACACCGCCGAAGATCTGTTGCCCGCCGCGCGGGCGCTGGCGCTGGAGATCGCCGAAAACACCGCGCCGGTATCGGTGGCGTTGACTCGCCAGATGCTGTGGCGGATGGCGGGGGCGCAGAGCCCCTGGGATGCACATCGCCTTGATTCAAGGGCGATTTATGCGCGCGGCCGGGCCGGGGATGCCAAGGAAGGCGTGGTGTCGTTCCTTGAAAAACGTGCCCCGGTCTATCCCGACAAGGTGTCGAGCGACATGCCCGACTTTTTCCCGTGGTGGGAGGAAGATCGCTATTATTGACACTTCGTCCCCTCCCGGTCCGGCAAGGGTCGGGGGTGGGTTCTTGTGCCCCGGCGCTCAGCCCTCGATCATGTCGAGATAGGCGACGACATCGTCATGAGTCGCAATCCATAGCCCGTTCTGTATCTCGGCCGGCTGCTCGGCCGCCACCATCAGCGCCTCGGTCAGCGGCCCGTAGAAGAGCGTGCGCGCCACGGGGTCGCCCTCATCGAGATAGTAGAGCCGGACGCCCGACGAGGCGGCAGTGGTGCGCATTGGGATGGTCTGCTCCTGGTTACGACCGGCAGCAGAGACGGCAATCTCGCTCAATGTCAACAAGTTGCACGAATATGACCTTGCAGGCAGCAGTTTCCCGTCTGTTCGATGCAATCCACCTTCGACGCTTTCTGCTTCGCAGGGAAAAAATAACCTATATGGAACTTTTTTATTGACAAGCGCAACGCTTTTGGATAGAGAAAGCCCACGCTTCAGAAATCCGCCGAACGACAAGGCGCTCCGGACCCCCGGGGCGCCTTTGTTTTTGGCGCCTGGCACGGAGGATGCGATGCAATACAGCAATCGGCAATGGTCGGTGACCGACCGCAACAAGTTCATCACGGTGCTGACCGAAACCGGCAACCCGGCAACCGCCGCCGCCGCCATCGGCAAGACCCTGGCAGCCGTCTATGCCATGCGCGACCGCTCGCCGCTGCTGGCCGATGCATGGCGCCGCGCGCTCGGCATCGCCTGGGAACAGGTCGAAATGCGGATGCTGTCGACCCTGCTCGACGGTGATGCCGGCACGATCGACCCCAAGGTGGCGCTCGAGATGCTCAAGCGCCGCCCGGCGGCCCCGGCGCGGCAACTGCTCACCATCGATGCCGCCCGGATCGCTACGGTGCGTAGCGAAATCAAGGCGCTGGCGGTGTCCACCGACGGATAGCAGGGTGTGGCCAGTCTGAGGCAGAGCCTCCGGCGGTTGCTTTAAGAGCCTCCGGCGGCTGGGGCCGAAGGCCCCAGACCCCATTCGATCAGCCTGATGATCGGGACGACCCATTGATATCGTGGTCGAAAATCGGCTGGGGTCTGGGGCCTTCGGCCCCAGCCGCCGGAGGCTCTTCACGCAGCCGACGCATGATCCAACCCGAGCAGCGGAGGCGGACTTCATGGCGGACCGCCACAAGATCGATCAACGTGCCGCGTCAATCGCGGAAAATTGGAACTTCGTCGGGGAACCGGCGCGGGCTGGCGTTCGGTCGCGGCATGGCGATGCCAGTGTCGCGGCGGCGCTGGCCGGGCAGGGCGGGCTGCGTCAGGCGCAACTGCCGCCGCCGGGTGACTGGACGATCTGGGCGATTTTGGCCGGGCGTGGTTTCGGCAAGACCCGCGCCGGGGCGGAATGGGTGCATGCGCTGGCGGCAGAGCCGGGGCGGCGCTTCGCGCTTGTCGGCGCGAGCCTCGATACGGTGCGCGCGGTGATGGTGGAGGGTGAATCGGGCCTGTTGGCGCGGGTGCCGCCCGGCGGCGATGTCACGTTCGTGCCCAGCCTCAAGCAGTTGACTTGGGCGAATGGTTCGCAGGCGCGGCTGTATTCGGGGGCTGAACCCGATGCACTGCGCGGTGGCCAGTTCGATTTTGCCTGGGGCGATGAATTCGCGCATTGGCCACGCGCCGAAGCGACGCTGATGAATTTGCGGTTGGCAACCCGGCTCGGGGTGCATCCCCGCCTGTTGCTGACGACGACACCGCTGCCGCGCGGCTGGTTGAAGGATCTGATCGCCGAACCCGATGTCGTGGTGACGCGCGGGGCGATGCACGACAATGCCGCCAATCTCGCGCCCGGCTTCATCGCCAATCTGCAGCGGCGCTTTGGCGGCACCGCCACCGGACGCCAGGAACTGGGCGGCGAGATTATCGACGATCTTGTCGATGCGCTGTGGACGCGGGCGCTGCTTGAACGCCAGCGGCGGGTCGAACTGCCCAATCTGGTGCGCATCATTATCGGGGTCGATCCGCCGGCAGGCGGGGCGCAAGGGGTGTGCGGCATCGTTGCTGTCGGCTTGACCGCCGATGGTCGCGGCCATGTTCTTGCTGATGCCAGCGTGGCCCGGGCGCGGCCCGAAGTCTGGGCGCGCGCCGTGGTGGCGACCGCCGAATATTGGGGCGCCGACCGCGTGATCGCCGAAGTCAATAATGGCGGTGACATGGTGTCGGCGGTGCTCAGATCGGTCAACACGGCGTTGCCGGTCACCGAAGTCCGCGCCGCGCGCGGCAAGGTGGCGCGCGCCGAGCCAGTGGCGAGCCTCTATGGCGAAGGACGGGTGTGCCATATAGGTGCATTTCCCGATCTTGAAGATCAGCTTTGCGGTTTCCTGTGCAGCGGCATTTATGCCGGGCCGGGGGCATCGCCCGACCGCGCCGATGCGCTGGTCTGGGCGCTGACCGCGCTGATGCTCGGCGACCGGCCGGCGGCGCCGGGGGTGCGCGCGTTGTAGCCGGGCTTTGGCCCCGTCGGGTCAAAGGAACGGCGCGGCAAGATGCGGCCCGAAAATCATGATTTGCAGGAGAAGCCGATGAAACTGCCTTTCTGGCGGACCAAGTCCGCAGCGCCTTTTTGGCGGACCACGTCCGCAGCCTCGATCTCGCGGACCAAGTCCGCAGCGCCGAGCCCGCGCATCCCGAGCTGGGCGACGCCCTGGCAAGGGGGTGAGGCGCCGCGCAATTACGAGGCGCAGGTGCGCGAAAGCTTTTTGTCCAACCCGGTGGCATCGCGGGCAATCCGGCTTGTCGCCGAGGGGGCGGGCGGCGCGCCTTTGGTATCGAACCCGCCCGGCCACCCGGCGCTGGCGATGCTGGCAAGTGCCGGCTTCGGCGCGTCGGGGCCGGGGCTCCTCGAAACGCTGGCGGCGCAATTGCTGCTGCACGGCAATGCCTATGTCGAGGTGGCGGCTGGCTCCGATGGCCTGCCCGCCGCGCTGTTCGCGCTGCGCCCGGAACGGGTGACGGTGGAATCCGACAGGCGTGGCTGGCCGACGGGGTATCTTTATCGCGCCGGGGACATGCTCAGCCGCTACCCGGCCGAAACGCAGGGGGATTGCGCCGGGCTGCTGCATATCCGCAGCTTTCATCCGCTCGACGATCATTATGGCGCCGGCTGCCTGAATGCCGCGTCGGGGGCGGTTGCTGTCCATAATGCGGCGGCTAACTGGAACCGCTCGCTGCTTGATAATGCGGCGCGGCCGTCTGGCGCGCTGGTCTATCAGCCCGGCGACGGCTCGGCGTTGAGCGGTGACCAGTTCGACCGGTTGAAAGCCGAAATGGAAGCGGCGTTCAGCGGCGCTGCCAATGCCGGGCGGCCGATGCTGCTCGATGGTGGGTTGAGCTGGCAACCGCTCAGTCTGACCCCGGCGGAAATGGATTTTGCCCGGGCGCGCGATACCGCGGCGCGTGAGATTGCACTGGCTTTCGGCGTGCCGCCGCTGCTGCTCGGCCTGCCCGGCGATGCGACCTATGCCAATTACAAGGAAGCCAATATCGCGCTGTGGCGGCTGACGCTGCTGCCGCTGACGGCGCGGATCCTGGGGGCGCTGTCGGCGCATCTGCAGGACTGGTGGCCGGGGCTGGTGCTCAGTGTCGATCGCGATGCGGTGCCGGCGCTGTCGGAAGACCGAGAGCGGCTGTGGTCGCAAGTGTCGGCAGCCGATTTTCTCACCGATATGGAAAAACGCGCCTTGCTCGGGCTGGAGGCTCGGCCATGACGACGATGCTGGAACGGTTGGTCGCCCAAGCCGAAGCCGAAGGCGCGACGCGGGTGACGCTGCGCGCGCTGGTCGAGGAAGCCTGCGAGATCGGCGCGGCGCGCGCGCTGCGCACGCTGGGCCTGATGGATGACAAGGCAGGGCCGGATATCATCGAGTTGCGCCAGCTGATCCAGGGCTGGCGCGACGCCAAGAAATCCGCCCTTATGGCGATGATCGCCTGGAGCGTACGCAGCGCGGTGGCGCTGCTGCTCATCGGGCTGGCCTATCGGCTCGACCTGATCACCCGCCTCAAACATTAGGAACGCCGGCATGACCGATCTGCGTATCGCTGGCTATGCCAGTGTTTTCGGCGTGCCCGACAGCGGTGGCGACATTGTGTTGCCGGGCGCCTTCGCCGATGCCGGCGCCGGCGTACCGCTGTTGTGGCAGCATGACAGCAAAGAACCCGTGGGGTTCGT